CAAGATTCATCAGGAACTTGGAGATAGACCTAGGGGGAGTCAAATCTCCACAGAAAAAACTTAGGACACCGAGCGTGGGGTTTCGTGTGAATTTTTTTGAGTTCAAACGGGTAAATAGGCAAAGGAGGTATTAGCCTATGGCTAAAGATGGAACTGCTCGTGGTGGAGCGAGGGTAAATTCTGGGCCAAAAAAGAAAATAAGTAAGCCAAATCTTAATGATGCTGCTGTTGACCTAGAAGCACCTGATGTAATTGAGGGTGTAGATATTCCACCAATAAAAGAATATTTAAAAGCCAAACAAAAGAACGGCAAAGACCTAGCTGCAACTGATGTAATTAAGTCAGTTCATAGATGGTTGAAGAAAAGAGGCTGTGAGAAGTTAGTATCAGAGCAATTAATCGACCAATATGCTATGTCGGTATCACGTTGGATTCAATGTGAAGAAGCTGTATCTGAGTTTGGCTTTTTAGCTAAGCATCCGACAACTGGCAATGCAATGCAAAGTCCATATGTTGCGATGAGCCAAAACTACATGAAACAAACTAATCAGTTATGGTTTCAGATCTATCAGATAGTTAGAGATAACGGAAACGCTGATATAGAAGAACTTGATGAGCAAGACATTATGATGGAAGCCTTGCTTAAGCAAAAAAGGAAGAAATAAGGAGGAACAATAGAATGTTTGAAAAAGTAAATCCAAGCCATCCAGATAAAGTTGCCGACAGAATTGCTGGAGCAATAGTTGACTTGGCATATAGCATTGAAAAGAATCCAAAAATTGCAGTAGAAGTTTTAGTGGGACATGGCATCTGTCACATTATTTGTGAAACTTCTGTTCATTTAAAGGCTGGAAAAGTAGTAAGAATTGTTAGAAGAATTGCAGGTAATTTGCTCGTAGATTATAGAGAAGTACCTCAAGATGTGCATCTTTCTAAAAATCAAAAAGGAAAAGTTAGATGTGGCGACAATGGTATTTTTAAAGGCGTACCTGTTACTGAAGAAGAAAAGAAACTGACTTCAATCGCTAAAGAAATCTATGACGAGCATGGCTGTGATGGAAAATACATTATTGATGGGAATAAGCTCATTATCTGCCAAAGCAATGTTTTAACTTTGATTTTGAAAGATAAATATCCTGAAGCTGTAGTTAATCCTTTAGGAGATTGGACTGGTGGCACTGATGTTGATACTGGTGCAACTAACAGAAAGCTTGGCTCAGATATGGCAGGATCTGTTACAGGAGGAGGCCTTCATGGTAAGGATTTATCTAAGGCAGACGTGTCTGTTAATATTTATGCTTTCTTAAAAGCTCAAGAGACAGGCGAAATTGTAGAACTTTCTTGTGCCATTGGTGATGAGAGCATTGATGGCAAGCCTTATAAAGATATTGTTGAAATTGCAAGAAACTATATCAAGTCAATTGGTGGTTTCGAGAAATTTGCTGAATGGGGGTTAATAAGATGAGTAGAACAACTACAGAAATGAATCTTGTCGATATTAATAAACTAATCCCTTATATCAATAACGCCAGAACACACTCTCCAGAACAAATTAATAAGCTTCGAGCTAGCCTTCGTGAGTTTGGTTTTGTTAATCCAGTAATCATAGATAAAGATTTTAATATCATCGCTGGACACGGAAGAGTTGAAGCTGCAAAAGCTGAGGGAATAAAAGAGGTTCCTTGTGTTTTAGTAGATTATTTAACTGAAGCACAGAAGAAAGCTTATATTCTTGCCGATAACAGAATGGCGATGGATGCAGGCTGGGATGAGGAAATGCTAAAGGTTGAACTTGAGGCATTAAATGCTGAGGCATTTGATTTATCTCTTACAGGTTTTGATGAGAAAGAATTAACTGATTTATTTAAAACTGAAACTGAAGTAGAAGATGACGATTACGACTTAACAGCTGCTTTAGAAAAAGCATCGTTTGTTGAAAAAGGTGATAGATGGATTGTTGGTAGACACGTCTTGTATTGCGGTGATGCAACCGATGAAGAAGATGTAAATAAACTTATGGAAGATAAGAGGGCAAACTTGATCCTGACAGATCCTCCTTATGGTGTATCATTCAAATCTTCAAGTGGGCTTACTATCAAGAATGACTCAATGAAGAACGAGGAGTTTTATCAATTCCTATTAAAAGCCTTTAAGAATATGGTCGCTCACTCTGAACCAGGGGTAAGCGCATATGTATTTCATGCTGATACAGAAGGTCTAAATTTTAGAACAGCATTCATTGATGCGGGATTTCATCTTGCAGGTTGCTGCATCTGGGAAAAGGACTCCCTTGTTTTAGGTAGATCTGATTATCAATGGCAACATGAACCAGTGCTTTATGGGTTCTTGCAGAATGGAAAGCATCACTGGTATGCAGATAGAAAACAAACAACAATATGGAAATTTGCTAAACCTAAGAGGAATGAAAATCACCCTACAAGCAAGCCTTTAGATTTGCTTTCATATCCGCTTCAAAACTCATCTCAAGAGAATGCAATTGTAATTGATACATTTGGCGGTTCTGGCTCAACACTAATGGCCTGTGAACTATCAAACCGTATTTGCTATACGATGGAGCTTGATGAAAAGTATGCCTCAGTAATTCTTCGTAGGTATGTTGAAAACACAGGTGATGAAGATGGTGTTTATTGCATTAGAAATGGTATCAAAGTCACTTATAAAGAAGTAGTTAAAAACCTTGATGAAATCTAGGAAAATTGTATCAAAATTATCTTTCAAATGACTTGCTATTATCCCTCTTTAGAGGGATATATATAGTACCAAAAGATAGTCATAGGAGGTACTAGAAATGGAAGAAAAAAGAACAGTAAGAAGCTGGCAACAAGCCTACAATTCTGGAGCATTTGAAAACCCTGATAGAAGGACACAAATTGATGCGGGTTGGTATGATTGGTTCTGCAAAGATACAAGCCTCGCAAATAAGACTAAAAGAATGGGCCAGATAGTGAAACAGATTAAAGATGGTGGAAAGATTGACCTTGATAATTATTATGTTTGGTTCAAGAATAACTGCCCTCTTAATGGACCGCTATTTGATGATTTCAGATTTGCAAGAAGGGATAACAGTGAGGTTCAGCTTACCATTCAATTAAATTGCTGCTGGAACAATCATAAGTTCGCAGTATTTGGAAGGAAAAATGAATTCAAAGAACCTTTATTTGAATCTGATTCACAAAGAGAACTCGTTAAATGGTTAAACGAAAGTTGGGAGGCATAAAAATGGAAAGAACTGAAGCATTAAGAAACGAGCTATATGAGATTTGCGATAAAACAAACACTAGCCGTACAGGAATTGAACACTTAATTAAGTACTACATTGAGTCGCTAGGTTGGACTGAAGAAAAAGCAATTGAATATGCTATTGGATTATTCCATAACGGAACCATAGAGCAAATTAAGTTCATCGGTAAGGATGGTGAAGAACTATGAAGAAAGAACTTCTAGATATCATTAAAAGAAGCTATCCAAAAGGAACAAGAGTTGTGCTAGAGCATATGGATGATATCCAAGCGCCACCAAAGGGGACTAAAGGTACAGTTATAGGAGTTGATGATATTGGCTCGATTCTAGTTAATTGGGATAATGGCTCAAGCTTAAATGTTGTCTATGGCGAAGACAGGGTTGAAATTGTAAGACATTGCTGCATTTGTGGTGATGAGATTGATGGTTATGGTAATAGTCCAGCACCAATAGCTGGTAAATGTTGCTGTGATAAATGCAATAACAATGTAGTGGTCCCTTACAGAGTTTTCTTAAATAATTTAGGTAAGAATAATTGTGGCCTTTGGATTAAGGAAAACAAGCTAGAACTTATAACACCAAAGAAAAAGAAATTCTCACTTGATGAGTTACAAAAGTTCGTTGGGGGTTATATTGAAGAAGAGGCTCAAGTATTTAAAGGTTATATAACCTTTGCAGATGAAGAGGGCAAACTTAAAAACAAGAAGTTTAACGAACTAGGATTTAAAATCTTTGAAACAGAACTTGTAGGAGATTTCATTATTGTGCCAAGGACGTTAGTTGATTAATACAACTTGATAATTTAAAGTCGGCTAGATGGTCGGCTTTTTTTGATATAGGAGGTGGAGGCTTTGGGAAAACTA